GCAGAAGCCTCAAGTTTCTTAGGATTCTCTTCAGACACAAGATTCGGGACAGTAACACCAGCAGCAGACTGAGCTTCCTGCAGTTCTTGTGCAATAAATCCGAACTCTGGAATGTCTACCTTGCCGCCATCACGCATATTCCAGACAAAGGAAACGGGGCGCAGCTTCTCAACAAGATTTAATCCAGCAGGGATATCAACAATATCTTTTTTGTCTCTGCGATCTGACAGTGCAGTTATCGTCGTTACTTGGCAACGCAAAGTTGCAACCGAACTGTTGCCCAAAGTAATTGCATTATTTGTGGTCGTTGAAACGCCTTGAGCATTGTAACCAATGAATGTGTTGTTAGTTCCAGAGGTGTTTGCTGATCCGGCTGAATAACCCAATGCTGTGTTATTGGCAGCAGTATTATTAAAAAGTGTTGACGCTCCAACCGATGTATTAAAAGCCCCGGAAATGTTTGAAAAAAGTGCCAAATATCCAAATCCCGTGTTGCTTGATGCAGTATTAAAAAAAAGAGCTTGATATCCAAATGCTGAATTAGAAGAGCCAGCAATGTTAGAGTAAAGCGTATTGACACCAAATGCTGAATTATCACCGCCAGTCGAGTTTTGCCGAAGCGCCTGAAAACCTACCGCAGTCATACCAGAGCCAGTATTGTTTGAACCAAGTGCCAAAGAGCCTAGTGCCGTGTTTGAATTTATATTGCCGCCGCTCCTACCCACGGTCATGAAGTTAATATAACCGTCATTAACTGCAATCAGCGAATTAAACGTGCCATCAGCAGGGGTAGTGCCACCAATTACTGCTCCGTCTATCGTGCCGCCGTTGATGTCTGTAGTCGTAAGCACGGACGATCCAATCGTCATCACGCCAGTTGCGTCAGCAATTGATGCGGAGGCGGTCCCGTCCTTCGCCTTTATGTTCGTCACTTCAAGGTTGGTAAGGTCCAAGGCACCGGTAAGATTAATGTTTCCGCCAATCGTCGCATTACCGGCAAGAAACATATCGCGTGGTCGGGTAGCGCCAGATGCACCTATGTCGTAGGTGTTGTCGGTGAATATCAGGTTGCTGGTGATCGTCCCTGTGACGGTAACGGTATTAGCAGAGGAATTGCCAAGCGTCGTGTTGCCTGTCGTAGCGAACGGCGAGCTTACCGTCACGGCACCGGTAGAATTGGTCAGGACTATGGCAGCAGTGCCGTCCTTCGCCTTGATATTTGTGACCTCAAGGTTGGTCGTATCGACGGTCGTGAAATTACCGGCTGCAGGAGTCGTTGCGCCTATTGTCGTGCTGTTGATATTTGCATTTGCAATGGAGCCACCAGTAATATTTACATTAGCCAATGATTCAGCGCCATTTGCCATGCCATTGATAGCAACGACAACGGTGCTAAAATTATTGTCAAGTCGGCTAAGAGGAATGCTTGCATTTGCATTTGCAAAGGTATTAGGAATAACTACTGGAAGCGCCATAATTAGAACCTCGCTCTCAATTCGTGTTCGTATTGCAATCCGCTAATCGTAAATGGTGTTGCGGTTGCGGTTATTGTCATACCAAGGTATTTACCATACATTTTTGCATCTGAACGATATAGATAATAACCGGCACCAGGATTAACATTATTAGTCCAGATTACAACGTTTGAACTATTGTTAATCCAGTTAATATTTGAAAAACTATTATTTACCCACTGCGTAGAGTTTGCAAAAGCAATGGGCGGTGATTGCGATGATTCAGAATCTACATAACCAATCATTATCACTGGAAGATTTCCAAGAGTTGCCTCAATACCAATCTTCAACGCTTGCTTATCGCGGATAGGATCACCCATAGGCATCAATGCCGTTTCTATAAAAACGTCAACGCCTGTTGTTTCATTGTTGTAAAAGCGATAAAGATTTGTTCCAGTTGTTCCGTAAGCGTTTAGTATATTGTCATCAAACGCATTGGTTATAAAAAAACCATTGGTAAGTTGACTAGAGAAAAACCATTTTCTTTCAAAGAATACGGCCTGTATCCATTCATTAGTGCCGTTATTGTCGTATTTAAAATTCCATACGGCACACAAAATATTATTTATTAGGCACTGCCCTCCACTAACATCTGAATTAAAATCAATTAGAGGAAATACTCCGTCAAGAGGATCGCTAATTTTAGTTGTTGTGGAGCCTACCAGGGCATAAACTCCATATTCGTTCATAAACAAAATTGAACGGAAATACGGGAATATAGCGTGCTTTAATTTCGTGCCAATAGAAGCTGATACGTTTGTATTGGTGAATAGGGATACGCCAGTATTGGGATCAATGCGAACGTCAGAAAATACGTTTATTGAATCCTCACCAAATACATATAGGAAGTTGTTGGCAGACAAAATCCTGATAATGTCAGTTCGCAGCGTGGAATCTGTGATAGTTAAAAATCCAGCAGATACATTATAGAAATCATTGAACGTATCGGCTGCAGAGTAAAATACAGTTCTATCATCAGCAATCCATGAGCGACCTGAAAAAGTAGCTACATCAATACCGTTCTGGTCTAGGATCGTGCAAGTTACATTTGCACTTGATCCAGCGCCAGTGATAGTTACTGATGGTGAACTTGTGTAACCTGTTCCGGCCTCAGTAACAACAATCTCAGATACAGCATTAGCAACAACAACAACTTCTCCGATAGCTTGTATTCCATTTGCCTGGTTAGGAGCGCCAAACGTAACTGTAGTATTTGCGTTATATCCAGAGCCGCGATTATTAATCGTTATGGAATTGACGCTACCAATATCATGAAGATTAGTGCCATCCCAAGTTTTATATCCATTGTTAGGATCAATAATTAAAGCGCGTTCATTTTTCCACTGCGTTGCCATAACGCCAGTGTTTGAAAATGTTCCTGCATTAGCAATATTGCCAACAGTTCCAGTATTGATATTTACATACTGTGCTCTACCATTATTTTGAAATGCCAATACATACTCAGTGTTGTTTATATTTACACTGGTCATGTATGTAACAGTATTTGCAAACGCAACATTTGCTAACTGGCTGGAAGCATTTAGAATTTTGATGTTGCCGTAGCCAATCGGCATGGCGTTTTCCATCCAGGAAAATTCGCCATTATCAATAACGGTGCGATTGTTTTTAGTATTTACGCCCTTAAAGTCTTTTACTACAGCGTAATTTTTCTTCTGCTCAACCGCAGCCATTTAATACCCCGCTACATAAGGAGTCGGTAGTCTGCGAGTAAATGTGGAGCTAAGAATTTCACGAACATGCGTGTTGTATTCTTGATTGAATATTTCTGCCTCACCGTACGATTGCTCTTGATACTTTGCCATGTAAGCAGCAAAAAATGGAATCGCCTCAGTAAATGGCGCGGCAAGCACCTCAACCTCTCCACTACTAACCATTGGATCAACCTCAACTACAGTATCAAATTCCATAACGTAGCTTTGATCGGGAACCGGCCCAATAAAAAGTTTTTTTGGGCCATACATTGAAAATGCAATTGGCCTACCAGTATAGTTTTGCCAGTAACGCAACTGAGCATTAAAATCAGTCCAGGCAAGGTAATACAAAGGAATGCGAGAGTTACCCCAATACAGATTAACGTTAATTACATCAATCGTATTTGATCCTTGAGGCAGTGCAGAAAAACTTATTGTCTCAACGCCTGATGGTGCGGTGTAACTTTGAAGAACACGATTACATCCTGTATCACGTACAAGAGTGTTTCTACCATCGTTAATGTAATCAGTTAATTCAGCATCAGTCCAAAAATTGCCATTAACGTCATGCAATAAACGACGAGTCTGCGTAATGTAACTCGATAAAGTCTGAGACATATTTACTCATTTATCACTGAAACTTTCGCCGCACCCTTTGCATTAAGCAAAGAGGCGGCTACTCGCTCCACCACAGGGGCTGACAAGTGGACTGGCTTGGAAGGCTCTTTTGAAAATGAAAACTTACAGAGTTTTTGCATTGCAGCATCAAACTCATTGCTCATCTTCATCCAGCCAAGCCTAACCAAGTAGGGTTCTTTATTGTCATCGCCATAACCAAAAATATGTTTTGCCACAACCTCAGGCAGTTCAATTTCTTTGCCAGGAATGAAGTCATATTTAACCCCATCAAAGCTGTCAGAAAGCGTATCCTGACTGTTGTTGCGGACATAAACGGTCATAGCGTAACAATATCCCCGTAAACAGCAACATCACAGGTAACAGAATTGGTATTTGCATTCAGCCGCAGATACAACGGCTTGGCAGTCAAAACCGTACTATTACCGGAGGCACTCAAAGTAAGATCAACATAACTCGTCGTTGCCGTTGCACCAGTAGTTACTTGTGCATTAGCAACGGCTGTTCCGGTGCCTCCAGAAGCAGGAAACAAAGCAACGTTAGCGTTAGATGCAGCTCCGCTAAAATTGGACAGGGTTACACGACGAACAATATATTTCGTTGCCGCTTGAGGAACAAGAGTGGCAATATCGCCGGTTGCAGCTAGGCTTACGCCAGTAACTTCCGCCAGCCTAAAATTGCCAAAAGCATCGGGATATAAACATCCTACTGCATTAGCGTCCATTATCCCTCCTTAGGCGTAAGTGCTGCCAGCGGCTTGACCGTCGTTAATATCAAGCAGAGTAACGTTTGCGTTACCGCTGCTATTCTTCACATAAACGTTCACGCCATCGGAAATAATTACGCCACCAGTGTTTGACGCCATTACAGTAGCATTGGAGCTGCCATTGTTAGCAATAACGGTTACGTTGGCCGAAGGGAACATCACAAAAACACCGGCAGGAACCACGGTACCGTTGCCTGAATCCACCGCCGTTACAGTAACGGTTTGGAAGTAAGCGCCAGCAGTATTTGTGGCTGCATTAGCAAGAATAATCTTGTTGGTAGAAAGTGCCATGTTTGTTTCTCCTTACAGGCTCAGAGAGTTATAGCCAGTAACTTTCGTCATGGCTTTAGGCTTCGTGTTGACGAGTTCAGCAATCATCAGCACTGCACCAACATAACCAATCTGGAAGTTCGGCAGGGTGGACTCAAAGCCAGTGAACGCAAACGAAGCCTGCTCATGGATATACATGGACAGATAGTTTGTGTTCAGCAGATAGAGCGTTCCTTCCGGGCAATACGGGTCAGGATAGATCGGCACACCAGCAACCATCAGGGCGCGGAAAGCAGCCTGGGGGCCGTTGGCTTCACCATCAAAACCGGAGCCGGGGGTAATCATATATTGCTCTTGGCCAACGTAGTCTTGAGCCAGCAGCGTCCAAGTTCCGAAACCGCAAACACCAAATGTCGGCACTTCAGCACCATTTTTAACGGTGCCGCTGATATATTGCAGAACATTCTGACGGGTCGGATTAACCGATGCTGCAGCATACTGCTTAGACTTCCACCAGGTATTCGAGGAACGACTAATATTGCCATAGGTTGCCGTGCCAGTACCGTCATCAACCGCAGCAGGCAAACCAATAAACTGTTGGTTGTTCGAGGTGTTGTTGTAGAGGGCCGTTGCCATCGAATCCATCATCACGTTAGTCGCATCATTCATGCGAGCTTCGATCAGAGGGATGATTGCATAGTCCTGCTGCACAGCACCCTCCATGCCGAGGAACGGCACCGGAGAAACCAGCAGTTTCAGGTTAAATTCAGCGTTATACGCACCCTGTTGAACAGAGGGCTGTGCAAAAGAGCCGGAGTAATCCGACCACTGCGCGTTCACGAATTGCGAACCCTGCACCGGAACTGTCACGCTCGAGACACCGCCAGAAGCAGTCTGAGAGTTAGCGATCAGCGCCGCCATCAGGGGCGTAGAGTTGTAGATTTGAACAACCAGCTTCGGGATAAACGCACGGCGAGTGACGTAGGTCAGCTCGTTGTATTGATTAGTACCAGAAGCCGGAAGAATACCGCCGCCAATAGGCATGATTTACCTCCGAAGTTTTAAAAGCCCCTTACAGCCCAATAGGTTTAGGATTCTTGCGGAGTTCTGCAAGAGCCAAAGCTGCGTTTTCACGCGCAGCACCTACCGGATTTTTCATATAACCCTTAACATCCATACGCGACATAACAGGCTGCGGATAACCCGGAGTAGGAACAGCGGACTGTTTCATATACCGAAAATAGTCTGCAGCAGTTTCGTGATTTGCAATTCCTTTTTCAGTCATTAGCTTCTCAATCTCATTTACTTCCTCATCGGATTGAGCGTAGCCCTTTTCCTTCAGGGAATTGCGTCGCTTTGAAAGTTCTTCACGTACCTCACGTTGCCGCAGCTTGGCTTCAAGTTGCTGAACCCGTTGCTCGGCAGCAGATGCACGTTTATTAACAGCTTCTTCCATTTCAATCTCAGGAACCGGAAGATCAGGCATAACCTTCTTTGCTAGCCGCAAGTAATCCTTACGAGTAGCAGGATCATCTGCAAGCCGCTTGGAAAGCGCAGCAAGTTCTTGGATTGCTTCTGGAGAGTAGTTTTCAAGACTCATAATCAGCCCCTTATTTTAGTCTTAGTAAACCTTCTTGGTATCACCAGGCTTGCTCATGGTCATGCCATTGCGCTTGCCAATCTTTGACGCATTGTCCAGTCCACCAAACGGCTCAAAACGAGGCGTATTGATAATCTGGCCATTTTGTTGCGAATTGTCCGTGGGCCGCCGGGGTTGCAGCGCACCTTTCGGTTTGAAGAGTTCCATTAGATTCTCCTTACATTGGAAGAGGGGGCGCGGTGGTTCCCGCAGCCGGTGCCATTGCCATTTCTCTCTGCGCGGGCGAGGCACCACCAGCCTGCGGTAGAGTTTGAATCATTTGCAAAATTTCAGCCGGGATCAGTTGCCGAATATCAGCCTCACGCTCACCAAAACTCATCGTAATGCTACGCACAACCTCATCCAGCGTTTTAGCTTCTTTTGACTTTTCAGGAAACATGCCAATTGATTGCTGCAGCATATCCAGCGCCAGCATTATGTTAAGCCTCGCCTTCTCCTGCTCACCCGCCTTAGGTTCTGGAGTGCTCATTGGCGATGCCATCGGCGCAGTAGTTTCGTTCTGCTCAAAAACTGGCGTAGTTTCAATATCAGAAGAAGAGTCTTTTTTAGACTTGCTACTGCTTTTCATCATAGCCATTATTTCTTGATTATTTACAGCCATAAACTACTCCTGTTTTGCATAGTGGAACGCCATTTTTATATAAAGTCAAGTTAATGCTAACTAACCCCTAGAATTATTTCGAGAGGAATTATTACGCACACTTGCTCCACGGGGCTGATAACGTACATAGCTCATTGATGGCGGAGCTTTGGATTCGCTAACATCCCGTTGCGTTGCCCTGGGTTGATCGCCAGAGCGAAGCATTGACTGACTATTCATTGATCCTGAATTCTGGTTCATGCGACCGCCTTTAATTGTGCAGGGCTAAGTTCGCCCGTAACATCAAGATTTTGCGGGGTTTCCGGCCCCGCAGGTGTTTGCGGCGCAGGTGCAGCCGCAGCTTGTTGTGCAGCTTGTTCTGCGGCCATTTTTTCAGCCCGTTTAATGTCCTCGATAAGCATTTCTTTCATCGGCACATCCATCAGGTCGATCAAACGGCTCTTGGTAATTGCGCCAGCATTAAAGAGATTAAATGCTAGTTCTCGCATATCTTCCATGAAAATTGGACTATTAGAGTGAGCGTCCACTTTCACTACAAAGTTTGGAGTAAACTGTGCAGCAATAAACTTATTGCCATCAGTATCAACATACACAGTATCATCGTAAACCTGCATCATTCGCAGATACAGAGTAGCCATTTTTTCTAGGCTATCCTCAACAATCATCGCGCGTTTTTTAGCGCGGCTAGAACCTAACCTGGCAAGCTGGCTTGCGTGTCCAGCAGATCGAACTCCAGTTTCTCCGCGACCTTGCAGCACCGATACAATGCCGGAAGCCTCCTCAAACATGCCATCAATTGCGCCAATCTCTCGGAATAGATCGTTAGGTATATTTGGCGAAAACTCTTCTACCTTGGCATTTGGCATATCTGAAGCAATCATGCCACCAGCACGATTAAGAGCAAAATTC